TTCCAATACCATAATGGAACATTACTTCTTTGAACGGATTTGCCTTGTTGAATTTAGATGGAACAATACGAATCACTGATTTACCTACAGGTGGAACCCAGAAATTCTTAGCGCGGTCATCTTTGTTGCCGCCGCCTTTGCCTTTGTTTTGCAACGATTGCATACGTTGCTTGATCTGATTCAAATCCATAACTGTTTATTATTTTAGAATTAAATATAATGTAAGATCAGCCGGAGGCCAAACTTAGATATTAACTATCTTATAGATAGTTGTTTCTAACTTGCGAAGGTCTGGACCGTTTGTTAATAAGATGGTGTTCTTATAGTCAGACCAATTGATTTTATAATTGGGATCAGCATAACCATTGTTTAATGATTTGATTAAAGTATTCAAAGCATTGATTGTATATAAAGAATTTGATTCTTTTTTACGATGTAATAATATAGTGTTTGGCAACACTGACATAGTACTTAGATTGCCTGGATCAATATTATATGTGCATATAAATTCATCACTATCCTTAGACTCTAAAATAAAAATTTTATTGAATAAGATGGAATAGCGGCTAGCTATAACCTCAATTGTTTCATCTATGTCTTCCTTCTTTGAGAAGGTTGCGAATAACTTGTTTGCCAATTCCTCTATAGTTAAATTCCAGGTCATAAATATGTTATTTTTTTGTCAAAGCGCCATAATTTTCACCAATACTCATTCGTGTTGGAAAACCATCTGCTTCAAGTTCTTGTTTAATTTTTGGTAATAATGTTTTAATATCCTCCTTAGCCACGTCTAATAGAATTGAATCATATGTGTATAATACTATTTTAGTTTTTTTACCTTTTAGTAGTTTTAACACACGTTCTAATGTTAATGTGTTATAATATGTTTCATAGGCCTGAATTAGGTAGCTTAGTATTTTATTTTTATTCGGATTATCTATTTTTACTTGTGGTATAACAATACCTGTTGGTAATATTAGACTATTAAGTTGGGTTGATTTAAATTCTTTCCATCTAATATCTAACCATTCATTCAGTTTACTAAAAAATGGAAACCAAGCATATTCATCTCTAATACCACCATATATGTTTTGAAACATTATTTCTTTAGGTACCTCATCATATGGTTCACCTTCAAATGTGTAACCAATCATTTTACCAATTATACGTGGATGGTAAGCACTATAATCAAACTCAACAAATACATAATTATTTGGTTCAAATGACTCACGCGCTACACCCTTAGGTAAAGCGGCGAAATTAACGCCATTAAATGCGTTTGAAGGACGAGTAGTTAAATTATATAAATTATATTGTGTATAAACTGTATTCCCGTAAATCGAATTATCTTTCCAAGTAGTTTCAAAATGTTTATTAAACTTACGTGGATCAATACCTATACCGTTTTTCTCTATTTCATATAATACATTAGTAAATGGACCATTTAAAAACTCATTAGCTACATGCCATTTAGAAAAAAATAATTTTTCAACTAAATGTTTATATATATTTTCCCATTTCTCATAATGTTTAGAAATTGGTATAAGTGTATTTAGCTCATTTATATAATATTTTTCACGATTAAAGTCAGTGTGTACTTTAGTATCAAATTGTGACTCATCAACATAATTAATAAAATTAAAATCTTGTAAATTATGTTCTGGTAGGAAATATAAATGGAATTTTTTATCTAAGACATAAACAAGCTCAATATCAGAAAGAAATTGTTTAACTGTTTCCCAATCTAATTTAAACGCTTCACTATGATCTATAGGTAATATATAACCTTTTTCTCCATCATTATAATATACTAAACATGGTTTAGTTAATGATGGATGTTTATTATCATTTGTAGTGATAACATTAACAAAACAAGCATTATGCTCTGGTTTATCTAGTTGTGAAAGTTGTTCTTTTGTTTCTACTATATAAAACATAACCTTTATTATTAGGTTAAATATATAGTAAAAATTTTAGGTAACCAAATTTAAAAAGCAAATTGAAGTGGATCAGTTATAAATAAAGTTATTTTTGGTATAGCTTTTTTCTCAACATCTTGTAAAGATCGTAAGTTAGTATCTATAATACCTGATTCAATTCTGATATTGTTATAATAACTATCATGTAACGGTCCTGTTAGTCTCCAATTAAATGAAGCAAATCTATAAGCTTTAATAATATTTGAATTTTGAATAGCGTTATTGAATGTATTTTGATTTAATTCAACAATATTATTCTCTGGTTGGATTGATGATTTTAATTGAACTACATAACGAGTAAAATATCCTTTGTTAAAATCAGCTAATGTAGGCTGTATAATATCATTTTTTAATAAAGGAGTATCTGTATTTTGATTATATATTTTTGTAAATGTTTTAGATATAGGATTGTTTTTAGATATATAATTTAAATCAAAGTTTGATGTATTATTATTTAATAAATTGGTTAACTGAATAGAATTACCAGTGTGTTCTTTTCCTGTCCAATATCTGTTTTTAGTATCTTTATGATAGAATCCTTTATAGCTATTTCCACTAGGTAAAACAAATTGATGTCCCTGAGTGTATCCAGTTTCTATTATATTTGATGGTGATATATACATTTTATTACACGTCTAGTTTATAATATCCTTCTCCATTTATATCTACTTCTAATGATGTTATAGGAGCAGCGTTACCTTGAATAATAAAACCAAATTGTCCTATACTATTTATATAATTTTGAACTTGACCAAGTAAATAAGCATATACTTCTTTTAAATTAACAACGTCTTGATCTTCATACACAGGTACTTGTCTAGCATCTTTTCCTTCAACTCTAAATCCAGTTTGTATTTTCTTTTTTGTTACAAACGCGGGAACACCATTTCCTCCATTCTCAAAAAATGCTTTAGGATCAGTTCCAAAAAATTTATATAAGAAGAAATCATTTTCTTTTACAAATCCATCTTTTATAGTTAAATTTTTAGTTAAATTAGTAGTGTTTAAAAGATATTTATCAAAACTAATTATAAATCGACCTATCGCATCTCCAGGAACTGTTGTTCCGTCTGGTAATACTATTTGTGTAAATTCATCAAAACTGCTTGTTGGAAAATTAGGAAGTGAAGTATTAGTTTTATTTTGTGTCCACCATGCTTCCATATATTTTTTTAATCCACCACCATAATTTTCACCTGTAAATCCTAAACCACCTGCTAAGCCATCATTTTTAGTTGTATCATCACTTATTCTATATAATGCTTTTTGAGTATTACTTGGACTAAAATAAGATGTGTCCATTCCTGGTCCATTAATAACAGCTTTAGTGCCCGCTTCAAATGGTGCTTTTAATTTATTGGCTCCATCATCAGTCATTATTCTAACAAGAAGATATATAATATAATCTACCATAGCGTAAAACACATAAGCTCTGGATTGGTTTTGTGCTTTTAATGTTTCAATAGCTTTTTTTAATTTAGCTTTATCAACATCTGAAACCTCATATCCATCATTATCTAATAAACAAATTTGAGTTTTTAAAGTAGTGACCCAATCATTATTTTGTAACATGTGAGAGACACCTGTTATAACGAATCCTAAATTTTTATTGTAATAATCTCTAGGTAATATAGATTTATCAATAGTGAAAATTTGTCCAATAACAAATCCACCAATACCATCTAGTGTTATTTCTAATTCAAAAGGAATTAAAGCTTTAAAATCAATATCTTTACCATTTATTTGATAATGAAGTGTTTTTAACATACTTCCAGCATTAGTTATTTCCTCATCAGTTGGTGTTGTAATAGAATTAAACCCTCTTTGACCAGTAGAGTCAATACCTAAAACTTTAGTTTTAATATATTTTTCTAAAGCACTAATATTTTGGTATATTTGAAAGTAATATAAATTTTCATCTGTAATCATTGAAGGAACTTCTTTATTTCCTTCATCAAATGTCATGTCGCGTATAACTCTATCTTTTAGCCCTTTATTAAACATAGCTTGAGTTGAGTTATATATATCACCTAAATTAGCTGAGCTATTTCCTCCAGCCGCGGCTCCAATAGCTATCATAGATGATTGTTCTGGAAATATTTTTGAGTTTATTTTAACATCACGACATATGCTTTTTAATCCAACTAAATCCATTTTAAATTTACTACTAGCTGGTTCACCAACTTCTAAATACTTAGCATCAATAATCTGAACTATGTTTCTTTCAGTATATAATTTAAAATCATTTATTCCTCCTAAAGAAAAAGATATATCTTCTAGAATATTTATTAAAAGATCAATAACATTAACACCATCAGAACCAGCTAAATTTCTATAAGTCTGTATAATTTTACCTATAGAAATATATATATTACCTATCTCTCCAATATTAACTACTGTTTGATCAATTTCTATTGTTTTCTTTTTATCTTGAGGATCTGGTGCTTTAACTTTTTTATTTTTAACAAAAGAATCAAAAGGATAAGTTCCTATTTGTATAGTAGTTCCTGGTGTTAGTTTAGTACCATCCCAAGTTAAATTATTATATAAAACAGGCTCAAATCCAGTATCTAATCCTGTTATAAATTTAGCATATTGATTACGAACTAAACATGTTGTTGGGTCAATACTAACAGAATCTTCACTTATTAAACTTGGTGTTCTTCCAGGAACAACAAGATATAATAAAGGTTCTTTTGTATTCTCATCTCTAGGTATAAGAAATCTTTGAAGTATAGCTATAAAAATATCCATTGAAATATATTCAATACCAGAACCATCAGTTGTACCTTCAGCTGGTAATACACCTCCTGGAAATACATTTATTGGGTATCCATTATAGTGGTATACTCCGGCTTTAGAACCATCATCATTAGCGGCGTATATTTTATATTTAGCAGTGTCTTCTTTTAAAGCTGTTTTAATAAATTCAAATTCTTCTTTTACTCGAGCTAAAGCCGCTTGAGCATTAGCTCCTTGAGCATAAAATTCAGGCTGAATATTTCCAAATACACCACTAGTGCCACTAGTACCGCTTGTACCATTAGGTGTTGATGTAACGGTAGCATTAACAGTTGTTGTACCTGATGTACCAGATGTACCCGCTGTACCAGATATACCAGATGTACCTGAATTTCCAGCTGCACTTGAAATACCAAATTCAGAAGTATTAAGTGCTCCTTTTATAGTTAAAAATAATTTTTCAAAAAAACTAAGAGGAGGTTCAGGTGGTTCTTCAGTTCCATTTAATTGAGCAGCTGGAGGAGTTGGGGGTGTTTTACTTCCGATAATAGTTCTAGGATTATTACTTGCTTTTATTTCTTCAAGAGCTTCACCTCTAGATATAATAGTTGTAGAACATTGCCATCCACCGTTTGACATCATCTGCCATGAAAAGTTCTTAACATAACCAATCATAGCATCATAGTTACCATTATATTTTTCTATTTGAGAATCTATAAAATTATAAACTGTATCCTCTTTTATAGGATCAAGAAATGAATTTGGTATAGGTGCTAATAAATTCTCAATACGAATATTGTCTGGGTATGAGTTAATATTTTGTTTAGCTACACCATGGTCTAAGTATTGAGACCAACCCCAATCTACAAATACACTGTATCCTGGTCTCATAAATAAAACCTCTAATTCTTCTAATTGATGTTTATCCCAAGCATAGAAATTAACTGTAGCTTCTCTTAACGAACCATAAGCTGATTTATTTTGGATACTCACTGATGTGATACCAGGCATAGGTCTAATACCATATGTTCTATCAATTTTGTTTGATTTAGGATCAAAAGCTATTTTATCAATATTACTTCCATAAATACCATCTTTTTGGTTAACTCCTCTTCTTAAATAAAATCCATTAGATCCTTCATATAAAGTACCACCTTCTAAAATATATTTTCTAGTTAATTGATTACCACTATATCTACCATCTGATTCATATCGACCTGTATTTTTACTAAAAGCTTGAGAATCATAATTAACCATTGATATCATTCTCACCCAACCGTTTTTACCAGTTGTATAACGTAAGAAAGTACTGTCTCTTGGTCCAACACCAGCTACATTACCTTCAACTTGACCTATTACTTTTTCACGAGCTTTGAGTTGAGCGGCTACAAATGGTTTTAAAGTTCCTTTGAATATAGACATAACACTTTTTAACTATTTAATTGTTCATAATCAGCCAAAATTTGACTTACATTATTTGGTATTCTTAATTGGAATCCAAGGGTTGGATACAATGAATCATTTGGTAAGTCAGGATTAGCTATTTGTATAACCCACCATAATGTTGGATCATTATAAAATTGATAAGCTAGATTATCCAACCTATCACCACGAATAGTATATATAAAAACATCATCCTCAGATAATGGGACATCAGGATATCTAACTGATGCACGATATCTAGTTACTTTAGGATATTGTACTGATGGTACTGTTTGAATTATGGGAATATCATCATAGCGTTCCATGATAATAAATATGAAAATATTACGCTTTTAAGATGATGGAGCTGGATTGTATAAGTATTTGTTTTTAACTTCTTTACCAATAAGAGCTGAATTTGGTGTAATAAATGGAGATTTATCAAGTGTATAAGCTGTAGTTCTACGAGGTAAGAAATTATGTATAGGTTTAAATGTTAAATTTACTTTAATATGTTTAGGTAATTCATATTGACCAGCACTAGAACCATCCTCAGGATCATCCATAGCTATTTCCCAATGTGTATCTAACATTCCTGATAATTTAATATCAGTGAATATACCTGGCTGCTGGTTAACATAATCACCAACAGTTAAATATCCTATATTACCTCTCATTTTGTTGGCTGAGTTATAGTCTGGGGTGAATGCTGACATTAAATAATTTAATTTTTGATATAATGGTTTCATTTCTTCAGGAGAATGGGCGTATATAGTAAAAGCAATACTCATATCTCTTGAAAAACCATCATATACATAAAAATCCTCACCACGTCCCATATAACGATATGTGCTCCATTTAGCTTGCATACCATCTTGAAAATCATCTATATATGCTCTAAAAGCTAAAATTGTTGGTGTGTTGGTGTCATTATCTAAAAATTCAATTCTAAATTTAATTATATCACGACCAAAATTTCCAGCTTGTACTTTTCCCTCTGTCCCATTACTATATGTAAAAAGAGTACTATTATCTGTATTAAGAGCTTTAGCTGACCTACTAGTATCATAAAATGTTTTACTGTTCATGATACTGATAGTGTTAATAGCGTCTACACTTCTTTGATCGGTATTAATTTCTTTATTTATTTTAGAAACACCAACTCTGTTTTCTATATTATCATCTGTTAAAGAAGGAGTAATATATGTTTGTCTTTTTCTTTGAATTTCTGAGCTAAGAGCTTGAGACAATCCATCCAATACAGCGTATGGTGTTGGATCAAAACCATTTAATACGTCACGTTTAGGATCATCAAGAGTATTAGTAGCATTTGTTCTTTGATCTTTATTTGTACTAATTATAGTTTTACCTATACCATAAGTACTACCAGGCCCACCATTATACTCTAATAAAATAGTAGGTGATAATTTTTTATTTGTTATTTTACCATTATCAATTAATGTGCTGGTTAGATGCTGTAATAATCTATTGGGTAAATTTTGATATGTTAATGATGATGGATTTTTTCCCTTAGTAATTAAAACCTCTCCTAATGTTTTTTGCTCAGCTAATTTAGTTATATTTCCTGCTTTTTCGTCATCAGGACTACTATATAAAAGAATATCACCAGTTGTAGAAAAATAGTTACCAGTCTTAGCGTTATTTATCGCTGTAAGGATTGGTGAATTTGTTGAAGGTAAATTATTATTTAGTTTTTTATTAGAAGAATTATCTGTTTTTGTTACAGAATTTATTGTGACTTTACTTAATAAGTTATTTTCTCTAGCTATTTTTTCATAACTATATCCTTTTACATTACTTGAATCATTATTTAAATAACCACCTCCCCCAACAGGAAGAGTACCTTGTCTAATAATATGTCCACCAGCTGATACTAATGGGATTTGGGTTAATGTATTTAAACCTAAATTATATATTTGGTTAGGAGTTCTTTTATTTAAAAAACTATTTATAGCATTAGTAGCTGTGTTAATAGCTCCAGCTGCTTTATTTAATAAATTAGATGTTGTATTAGTACCTAATTTACCAAATGCGTCTTTTGGTGCTTCTTGTTCTAATAATGGATTAGATAATTGTAAACCAACTTGTTTAGTTATAAATAAAACACCTTTTCCTGAAGCAAAAAATTTACCTATACGAGCTGTATCTCTAACTGATGCTAGAGTAGCATTAATAACCCCACCACGTATTAAACCATCATCAAATGCTGTGTACTTAAGAGTTGGTACTTCAGGCTTATTATTAAATGATTGATTATAATACTTGGCTAAATTTGACCAACTATTATCTAATTTTAAAAAAGGCATTTATATTTTTTTAGTATCTTCCTTCTCTAGGTCCGCTATTTTTATATTCAGCTCCTACTGGTAATCCATTAGCGTCTAAAGATGATGGAGATACAAATGTTGTAAATCTACCTTTGCCATACCTTCTACCAGATATTAAATCTTGAGAAGATTTTAAAAGATTATTTTTGGCTGAAGCTTGAATATCTGAAGTTGTACGTTGTCCTTCAGTTTCAAAAGTTGGTCCTGGATTACCCTTTAAACTTAAGGTACCGCCTTTTAATTGATTAATTACTGCCATGTTATTAAATTTGATTGTTTAATATAAATATGTGAATTAGAATGAGCTCTGCTGATTTCCATATAGATTAGATGCTGTGTTAAAATCAAGTATTGTTTTACCACCTACATTTAATTGTACCGGTCTATCTAAGAATTGTCGCATTAAATCATTAGTTGCTTTTTGTTGTTCTTCTTGCTGTTGTTTAGCTCTTTCTTCACGTTCACGTCTACTAGATTCAGCATCAAATAAAGCTTTAACAGCTCCAAAAGTACCACCTAATACTCCTCCAACTACTGTACCAAGACCAGGAATAATAGATCCAATCATAGCTCCCATACCAGCGTACTCAGCTGTAGTACCAATACCTGATACAGTATCTTTTCCCGTCCCTTCATCCATTTGTCCAGCTATTAAGTCAGCTCCTATTCCAACAGCGGCTGTGGCTAATCCTGGACCTAGTCTCATTAATGTTCTAGCCCCTTTAGCTCCAAATTTGCCAACCATTCCTCTTTTCATTCTACTTCCAACACTTCTTTTACCTCCTTTACCTCCTAAATCACCTACTGAGTCAGCTAAACCACCTTCACCTCCAATTCCTCCATCTATAGTTTTTACAATCATAGGGTTAGGATATGTACCTCGTTGAAAAAACATTCCTTTTCCAAACCCACCACTAAATAAAGATGTTATACCTTTTATAGCTATTAATAACATTGGTGCTCCTAATATAGCGGCTCCTAAAGCATTGCCTAAAGTTCCACCAGTTAAACTATTAAGTGAATCAATCATTCCTTGAACACCATGAAGAGCACTATTTATCATATCAACAAATAACCTCATAGGTCCTCCAGTCAAATTAGCAATCATGTTATTTAAATTCCTAAATACTTCATGTTGTTCTTCAGCTAAAGATTTTTGTTCATATTGTGCTTTTAAAGCGTCATCTAATTTTAAGTTATGTTTAGCGGCATATTCTAAAGTAGCTGTAGCTGATTTTTTAGCGTCTTCTGATAGTTTAGCTTCAAATTCTCTTTTACGAAGCATAGATGACATCTCTTGAACGTTCATCCCAAACGCTTCAGCGTATGCTTTTCTTTGAATAACATTCATCTTTTCAAATTGATGAATACTACCTACTTGTTTAGCTATTTCAGTTGTTAATTTAGCTGTGTCACCAGATAAAGCGGCTGCTCTAGCTCTTTCTAAATTAATAGCTTTACCTGTTAATAATTCAGCCTTTAATTCATTTTCAATTGATGATTCAAAATCAAGTAATGACTCACCAATTTTATTCACTTGATCTAATTCTAAACCTAATCTATTAGCTTGCATCACAGCTTTAGCTATAGCTTCAGGATTACCTTTAAAACGAGTATATATATCATCACTTACATTAGCTACTTTATCTAACACTTTACTAAGAGCCATAGTGCCTCCTAATTGTGCTTTTTGTAAAGTATATGTTTTAGATACTGATCTAAGAATATCTAAGGAGTTTCTACCTTGTTCAGTTCCTAACTCAACCATTTTAGCACTCGACTGCTCACTTAAACCATAAAAATGAGATAAACGAGCAGCTCCTTCTAAATTCTCAGCATTATACGCCACAGATGTACCTAATTCTTTATTTAGTTTTATCTGAGTTTCTAATAACATTTGATTGTTAAGGAAACTATCACCTACTTCGGCGGCATATTTAGCATATGAATTATATAACTCTTTAGAGGCTTCTTTACTTATACCTAATGTTCGACTAGTATCTACTAAAGTTTGATCTAAGTCTTTAGCTACTTTAAGTAATTTAGTAAATATAGCTACTTGAGCAGTTGCTAATACTAAGGGGTCTGTTAATTTTTTAGCCAGACCTGAGGCTAAAGCATTTAGCCCTGTAGCCATGGTCTTTATTTTACCATTTAGTCCTAAAGCTTTTTCATCTGATACACCTAAAGCTTTAGCTTGATCTTGAGCCGCTTTTTTAGCATCACCAAATACTTCATCAAGACCACTTAAACCTAATTTACTGGTTATATGTTCAGCAGATTTAAGTAAAGTACCTGTTAAACCAATGCTTTTATTTAAGTTTTTAGTAAAACTAAGTCTTTTCTCAATTAACGCTACAGTATCTTGCTCAATAAGAAAATTTTGTTGGGCTCCTTTTAATAAAGCTCTTTCTTCATCTGTTAAATTTTCTACAAGATCAAGATTTACTTTAGTTAAATCAACAATACCTTTTTGAGTTGCTAATCTTTGAGCTGAATTTTGTAATTCTTTATATGCTACTTTGGCTTTAGCTAAGTCTTTTTCTAATTGTTTTTCACTTAACTCAACCATTTCTTCAGCATCATCAGCTAGTTTTCTAGATATGCTTTCTAAAGTTTTATACTGCTTAGAGGCTTCTTTGACATTATTTATTTTACCGCCTAATTCTTCATTTATTTCTCTTAATAAATTACGTTGGTCTCTAGCCAATTCAGCTTCACGCTGCAAATATGAATTTATTGCGGCTAATTCTTGTACTGTATAATTAGGATATGGCATTTAAAAATATAGTTTATACCGTGTATAAATATGAAAGCGCCTTATTTCTTAGGCGCTTTTATTTTAGTACTAAAATCTGGTTTTAATGGTGGTCCTAGTGGTTTATTATTAGTTGTCTTATTATCAGGTCCATTTATAGCTTCAGCTTGTTTTTCAATACTTTCAGCTATTTTTTTCAAATGATAATGTCTATATCTAATAGGCATACTATAAACTTCATTATGTGTGAAACCACCTTGTCCATAGTAACATAACATATGGATCTCTTCTAGTAATATACTTTTATAGCTCGGTGTCAGGCCAAAAAAAGCTAACACCAATTGGTAACTCGATGCCCTCCACTACATCACCATTTGTTCTAACAGCATTAACTTTTAAATTAAGGTCTGGAGTGATTTTATTAATATATTCACGTAGAGCTTTTACATCTCTAGCTAACATATTATCTACAAATTCTCGAATAGTAGCTTGATCTCTATCACCGTTAATAGATAATATAAGATGTTTTAAACGAGTAGTGACAGATGTTACTTGATTTGGATTTATTTTTTTCAACCCCTCAATTTCTTTATCAATTTTAATTTCATCACCATGATTCAATAATTTAAAAGTTATAGTAACTTTAGATATAGGTAATGTAAAATTAAATTCATTTTTACCACGAGTGAATAGTGATTCATCTAAAAATGTAGATTCAATTAATGATAAATCAACAGTTGCTTTTTCTGAATTACCTGTATTCGGATTAGGTAACATAAAATCATAATCTTTACCATAACCTAAAATACGAGCAGCTACTAAAATAGCATTTTTATCACCATTTAATAACTCATTATAATCTACACCTGGTGTTACAATCATTGATTGTAATAATTTATCAATAACAACACCTTGTCTAATAAAGTTAGCATTGGATAAAATATCTTCTTCTTTAGCAGTCATGTATTTCATCTCAACAACACCTTTAGATAACGGAGATGACTCTGGATAAAGTAAACCTTTAGATGGTAACTCAATTTGTTCAGTGGGATACTTAAATTTTTCTTCCATAACGTTTTTATTGTTTTATATATATAAATATACAAAAATAAAAAAAGCCGCCCAAATGGACGGCTCTTTATTATAGCACTGTGTTCAGATTAGTAATTGAGGATACAATAATCCATAGCGATTGTCATACTGATGCTAATATAAGCTTCATTTGCCCAATCATATTCGCCAAAGTTGGCTTCTTTAACATAAGCGCCTTTAACAATCCACTCACCTACTACATCACCTACTGGGCCTAAAATGTCTAAACGTAAGTCTTTTTTATAGAAATCGCTATATCCATCTCTACCAGTTACTGATTCGTGAGCTAAACGAGCCCATTCCATTACAGCTTGAGCGCCACTTGGGGTTACAGGATCATAAAGTTCTAAGTTCATATCATTCCACCTAACTTTACCTTTTACTTTACGGTAAACGTTGATGTGGTCTAATATAATCTCACCAGCGTTAAATGATGGTGATGAAGCTTTTTTAATTAAATAAGTTGGGATTCCATCAATGTACATCACAAAGCGATTTTGAACTTTAGGCTCAAACGCTGTGAACATTATTTCATTTGGATCTAATACTGCCATTGTATTGTTGTTTTATATAAATATTAATAGATTAAATTTATGAACCGAATTCTACACCAGTTGGTAAGATATTGAAATCTAAAAGGATAAATTCAGCTGTACGAGTTGGTTGTAAGTAAATTTGACCTACTAACTGATTCCTATCAATCACATCTGGAGTGTTATTTGTTTCATCCATTACAACTTTAAACGCATATAAACCTTGACGTTGTTGTACGCTTTCTAAGTATGGAGTGACTTGAGATAAGAATCTATTTCTTGTTACAGTTGTATTTTGTTCAAACACTAATGTCTTAGCTACATTACCAATATATCGTTTTAAATTAATTAATAAACGACGAACATTAATACGATCTAAAGCACTAGCTTTTTGCTGTAGTGTTTTCTGACCAAAAGCTGTTACACCAACATTAGGGAAAGTAGCGATTGGGTTAACTTTACCAGCATATAAATTATCACGATTTGTTGGAGATAATTTTCTTTCAGCTTGAATAACACCACCTAATCCACCTCTGTTTAAACCAGCTGGAGCGAACCATTCAGCACTCACATTATCATTAAAGGCATATACACCAGCCATTGTAGTTGAAGCAGGTACCCAAACTAATTTACCAGTTTCTTGAGATACTACTTGAACCCAAGGCCAATAAGCACCAGCGTAGTTAGTATTCATACCTGCGGCTGTGTTAACAACACTTGTTAAAGTACTGTTATATCCTTTTAAATCAGTGATATAAAAATAATCACCTCTTTGTTCAGCATTAGTCACAAAACTAGATACAGCTGAAGAGTGAAGATCTTTAATCAAACCTGGAGTGATTAATAATTCATAATCATATTCATCTTTATTAGATAGAATATTACTAGCTGTTAAATAATTAGATGCTGGTATACCTTGAGTTACTGTTGAAATATT